TATCTAACTTATCTGCCGCCATTGACTGACTCCCGTAGCATCTTTAGCTTCTTCAAAGTACTGATAGCACCTTGCGCTCTATATAGTTCAACAGGCTCATTAGCTCGCTCTATTGTTTTGTACTGTAAATACACTAAGTCATCTAAGTGCTTCAAGAACTCATCATATAGTTCTTTATTGTTTACTAATTGTTTAAGCGACATTACCTGTAAAACCTTGTTCACCTGGTGCAGGTGGAGTACCTACGCCTATCTGTGATCCCCCTCCACCTGTCATATCTTGTACTCCCTGTGGCCCTTGACCTTCAGGTGATGGTACTGCCTGACCTGCTTGAGGTTGTTGTTGAGCCATGAAGCCCTTTAAGATCTCAGCTTGTATTGCTGCGTCAGCCATAGAGTTAGTAACCTTGTCAGGGTCAAGCTCCATGCTCTTTGCAATCTCACGTATAATGTAATCCATCTTAGCAAAAGGTGCAAGTGTTGGATTTTGTGTTACTTGTAGGAATTGCATTAGGCGCTGGGATCTAACCTCATTAGCCATCAAGCTTTCTGTACCAGATGCATTAACCTCTAAGTCACCCTTAATGTCAGGGTCAAAGTCAAACTGCATGTTAAATGCAAAGAAAGCCTTACCCATAGGTCTTAACAAGTAATCATCTACATTCTTAACAACATTTCTAATGCTGCCGTTAGCTGCAGACATAAGCATACTAATCCCAGAAGCAGTCCTTCCCACTCCTGAAACCCCTGTCTGTCCGTGTGCAAAAGATGGGAAGCCTGTGCTTTCATCTGCTAGTACCCTCGCTTTATCAAATAGCTGCATGTTCTCACCAGCAACATTGGGAAACTTAGTGCCAAAGATGCTTTGACCTGGTGCACCGCCTTGTCTACGGAAAACCTTACCTGGATACACAGAAAGGTCTTGACCTGGAACCATGTTAGTTTCATCTACCTCAATGATAAGGTTACCCGAAAGTGCAGCGTTATCAATAGCCATACGCATAAAGCCATTCATTAGGGTTTGAGTATCGTCCATGTTCTCTGCAATACCCACACCAAAGAATGAATAAGGGTTGTGTTCGTATGGTACACTATAGTAAGGTATGTTGGCTGGCTTGAATGGGTTAAGTACAAACCGCATTACTTCTCCATTACAGACCCAAATGTTACAACTAATCTCATCTAAGTCTTTTAACTCTTTTGGAATATCTACGCCATTCTCTTCTAGTATCTCTGTATCTACGTATCCCCAGAACTCCAACACTTCCCAGCGCTCAGTGATAGGCTGTGTGTCGTTATCCTTCATTGCCATTTCCCAATACTTCTGATCATAGTCTGGGCCTTTGTCAATAGCTTTCTCTACGGCATCATCCATAAAGTAAGGGCGGTTCTTCAGAGAACGCAACTCAGTGCGAGACATTCTGTGACGCTCTACTACATACTCTGCATCATCCATGCTCTTTGCTTCTGGGTCAGGGTAAAAGTCCCAAACAGAAACATGGCTAGTGCTAGGTACAGTTTTAACTAAAGGGTCATACTCACCCTGATCATTCCATCTGGGATACTCTTTGTCAAAAGCAAATGGCCCCTTCATTACACCAGTACCTAGAAGTGCCATCTCAAATGCCATACTTCTCAGGTGTATGTTAGCGTTTGACTCTAGTAGCTGATCATGTATTTTCTTTTCCATCTTCTTAGCTGCAACTACTGCAGGATGGAAAGTAATGGTAGTAGGTGTCGTACCTTCACCCTCTACTATTTTATCTGATACCGCTGCAAGTTTAGTCTTGACAGGTCCAAGTCTACTTCTTAAGTCTGCTAAAGTTTCACCTGGTTTTAAATCTGTGTCTGGCCCTAAAACAAAAGGCTCTGATGGTTTGTCTTCCATCAAGCCCCTTAGTGCATCCCCTGCCTGTTCAGCATTAGGATCTATATTAATGTGCACAGCTTCTGATACACCATCGGGTAGTACAGAAGGATTTACTGTCAGAGGAAACTTATTGTTACCAAACAGGACATCAACAATTTGTCCATATGCAGCTAGAGTTTTAGTCTTAGTGACCTTTACAAATACACGAGACTTTTCTGTATCTGTGAATTTTACTTCAGGTCCATATATACCACGGTAGTTTCTATAAGCTCTAAGCCAACGCTGTTCATCTTCTAGCCTAGAGTCTTCTGCCCTTTTGTAGCGTGAATGAACAAAGGATACTACACTTGAGGCATCCTCAAGGATCTCATCATCTTGATCCTCCGCTGCTACCACTTCATCTGTCTCGAATGAAAGATCGTCTATTTCTGCCATACTCAGTATCCAAATCTTGCATCACTAGCTTGAAAGCCAGTACGTGCTGTTGCTGGGTTGTAGTCCCATAGTGAACTGCGAGGTCTAGTCATTACGCCGTATCTAAGAGCGTCATACAGGTGGTCCTCTGCATTTGTATCTACATCCTCTGGATTTCTTTTATCTAAAGGTATAGACGGTAGTTGAGATATTATGTTTGTACAAGTATTAAAGAACACAAGTCTAGGTTCATTTGTAAATTCATCTACCTGTAGTCTTCTATGTAATTCGTTTTTACCTGCTACCCTAGACCCTCTTGATCTATCTGAGGGACGCCACCTACAACCCTTAGCTATCATTTGTTCAGCTAGTGAGGGTCCAGTGTCACCACGCTTGTGCCATAGAGAGCTATCCAAAACGCCGTATCTTATTGTACCATCTTCTGCTTCAATGTCAAGTATCATATCAGCTAAATCTGTAGCTGTAACCTTAGAGCAGTACATTTCTCTATATACTACAAGTTGCTCTGTTGGTGTTACCGCTAACCAGACTACACCTGTATAACTACCGTAGCCATAGTCACACGCTCTAAACTTTGTCCAGCTTGCAGGTATCTTGAATGGTTCTACTACGTGTATAGATCTGTCCCACTCAGGAAACGCTGCACCCTCATTAACATCCCAATTACCTTCTAGTAACTGCTTACGTTGATGCTCTGGTAGTGACAGAAGCATAGCTTCATAGTCACCTGTTTCAGATAAGTAAGGGTTGTCAAACAAACTAGCAGGTATAAACCTACGTTTAAATAAAGGTGAACCTGCTCTACTGTGACCTGCAGGGTACTTAATAGTTTCACCTGTTTCTATATTAGTAGCCCAAAAGGGTTGACCATGAGGCGCTGGGTCTACAAACATCTTCTTAACCCATGAATGCCCATTTCCACCAGGGTTAGTTGTAGCTCTCATGTACAAACCTAAGTCATTAGAAAAGGCAGACCTTAAGCGGCTTCTCATATAATCCCATGCATAAGGTGTAGGCCATTGAGTAAGTTCATCGAATCCAATCCAATTAAATGCCTGACCTTGGTAGCGAGTAACGTCCATGTCTTTGTCAAGATATGACATCCATAGTCTACCCCCTCTAGGAGAGATCCATTGAGACTTACGTTCTGACCATTTAATACCCGGTACTGCACGAGGGTATAACTCCTGTGACTTCTGTATAAGCTCCCTTAGTTCTTCTGTAGTGTGACGTACAAGCAACCCACTAAAGTTAGGATCGTTTAAACCATGTAACGGATCAGCAAGCATTGCATATGACTTGCCACCACCTGCTGCCCCACCGTATAACACTTCTCTTTCTGATGCACTTAAGAAGTGTGTCTGGGGTCCAGGGTTAGGTTTAAATACAACGTTCTGTGCTTCTTCTACGTCATACGATTCAGCTACTACTTGTGCTGGAACTACCTCAGCTTCAACTTTCGGTGTAGGCTCCGATACGGTTTTCTTCAAGCTCCTTGATTTGCGCGAGCGTTTCTTCGAGGCGCTTGGCAAGCTTGCGTTTAATTGTAGCTGCTTTCTTACGTTTGTACTCAATGTCTACTCTCTTTTTTAAACCCATGTGACTTATATACCTTCCTGTCTGTTTTGTCAACCAAATAGCGACATCACGGTAAGTATATTGTTTTAAGTGTCTCTTCGCTATCTCTAGCGCCTCTAACTCTTCAGGTATTGGTAAGAGTAGTCTGTCATTTTCTGGGTCAACATAATAGCCAAAGGGTACATGTATCTTAGATGCCCTAGCTACTGGATGCCATTCTTTTTCTTTTCCTTTAGGTGGTTTTGGTAATTCCCAATAACCTAAGTCCCTATCCTTATTCATTCTTTCCTTCTTTAGCTGGTAAATAGAAGACACCACCTCCTGTAGTAACGTCCACTCTCTCTACTTTACCAAGCCCAGCACGATCAAGTAAATCTTTCGCTGCTGTCATTTTATCACGTATGCCTAACTCTGTCGGGTCATAAAGAGCACCAACCATAGCCATAGCAGCTTTAGGTGCGGTACGGGCAAAATAACTACGTGTCTTATCGGTAATCTCATCCTTGAGGGATTCCACAATAAATGTGGTAGAGGTAGTGTCACTGTAGCCAGCCAATTTTTTAGCTTGACAAGCATCTCCACCAGCCTCATCAAAAAGTACCTCCAAGAATTTCTGTTGTTTTTCTGTTAGCGTCTTTGCCATATTATCTAGTCCCTAACCATACAAACCCAAACAGGGCACCTACACATAGCACAAAGATTACAAACCCAGCGCCCCACTCTATGATCTTCTGTTTTATTTCCATCTGTCTGTGTTCGTGCTCACGCTTTTGTTTTCTGAGGTCTGCTTCTATTGCCAATATCTCTTGCCACTTTGATGGGCCATACATAACAGATATGTAGTCTTTTAGCTCCTGCCTCATCTGAGCAGCCTTCTGCTTGGCTGCAAAGATTTCCATAGCTTGAGCTTGTACTCCACCTCCTAAAGCTTTGTACCATGCGGGTTTCTGGTTCTGCTTCTCAGCAAAATCCAGATCCGCTATGGCACCAGCCCACTTAGAAAGCTGACCACCCATATCCTGCAAATCTTTTCCGACAGCAATACCTTTCTTAAGGTACGTAAATGCCGTAGTCGCTGCAGAAATTGCAGTGATAGGGTCAATCATTTATGTTGTCTCCGTTAGTCCTCGTTATATACAGCACTGTAGATCTGTGACCTATGTATGCCTATATCGTAGAGATCCTTGTCTGACAGATTCTGTAGCTGCCAGTATGCGACTCTTCTCGCTTGAGCCTTCTCAATTTTACGTAGGATATTCTTAAACATTGCACTACCTCCTTATGCTGTTGTGCTTATGGAGATAGTTATAACACACTTAGTTATACCATACTATTGTTAATAATGCAACCCCGTTATGCTACCTATTAGGATTATAATGCTCTTCTACAGAAATAGTGACACCTATAGTACCGCCACCATTAAAGCAAGTTATCTTGTCACCAGAGTGTAAAAACAATCTGTCAGACGTAATCATGTTATACACATCGTTACCACTAATAGATTTATTATCTACAATAGTATAGTAGGCATTATCTTCTGCGTGATACCACTGAATAGAAACAGTATCTGTAGCTGCGGCCCCATTACTTATATGCAAAAAAGTAACTACAGCATCAAAGTTATTAGGACAAGTGTACAAAACATCACTACTTGCCCCACCAGTAGTAGCTGTAACTGCAATACTTTCAGTTGCGGTATTAAAAGGGAGAGAACTCATTTCATATTCTTAGATTTAGGTGTTCTCTTTTGTGCAGGAGGGTTAGATGCACCACAAGCTAAACCACCACTTGCATATCCCATCTTCTTCTTAGCCATACCACCACCCATGTAGCCCATCTTCTT